CTCAGGTCTTGTGCCAGTTCCAAGGAGTACTCTGCCTTCAGAGCTCTGGACTTAGCGGTAACGGTGACTTTCTCGATTGAGAAATTCATCTCGTTGAAGTGATCGCCTGCTGCACCACCAAGTGCTTCAGCGTCACTGGTTTGCATACCCTGACCAACGTTGTAGTCGGTAGAGGTTGCGGAACCAACAGGGTTCAGGACAGAAGGATTAGTTCCAGACTGACCAGTTGTACCCATACCAGCGGCACCATCAGAGTGGCCACCAGTGAGGTCGAACGAGTTGTTCTGACCGGAGAATGCGGTATCTGCTTCGTTGTAGAATGCCTCAGTGCCAGCAGTACGGTTAGTACCGTAGCGTGAGCGCATTGCGAAGATCAGTCCAGTAGGACCGGACATTGGTTGAACGCCAGCCAGGTCATATGCGACCAGGTTAGGCATTGCGCGTCTGATCAGGGAGATCAGAACGGGGTCGAAACCTGCAACAGGGCCGGTCTCGGTTGCACTACCACTGAAACCTGCAGGGCTGCTGCCGGAGTTCATGGTGGGTGATGCTTCCATCAGGTTCAGACCTGTGGAGAATGCTTGTTCCTCTTTGAGGAATCTTTCTTGGTTTTCTAACAGGACAGCGGTTACTGCTCTACGATGGTTGTCTTTGATTGCATCAAGACCCTCATAGTTGAGGAGAGGAGCCCACTTTTCCTGCAACTGTTCGGATTGGAACATTTGCTATTACCTTTGGATAAGTGTATGTGTTTGTTTTAATGTTAAATTCAGTTCTTTGCAAAAGAACCAAGTGTTCTGAGATATGCTTCCATAGATCCTGTAGTAGGAGCAGGAGTGCTATCTACACCCTCAGAGAGGGTTTCGGTTTTTTGCGATTTGGGAGCATTAGCAGGGAAATAAGATTCCTTGATCATCTCCAACTTTTCACGATATTCTTCTTCACTTTCAAACTCAACACTTTCGGAAAGTGAGGCGAGCTTCTCTTTCTGAGTCTGTGCAAGACCTTCAGAAACTTGATCGAGAATACCATCAGCAACCGACTCTGCAAGACGCTTGTTCAGGTTAATATTCTTCTCAATTTGCTCGTTGAGTTTTGTCTCCATTTCATCAAGTTTTTCTACCATATTATGAACTACATCATATTTCTCTTCAGGGATGTTTACATAATGTTCTTCAAAAAGTCCTCTCATTCCAGAAAGGAATGATTCGGTCATTTCGGACTTCAGTCCGCTTTCTACTGCGAGTTGGTTTTCTTCTAACCACTCGGCAGAGACATACTCAAGATAGGAATCAACACGCTCAGTCAGAGCACCCTTCATTCCTTCTAACTCTTCAGCAAGTCTCGCTTCATAACGTTCTTCGAGAGATTCTTTGATCTCTTCAACTTTAGATCTGAGAGCAGCTTCAAAAATGATTTTTGCTTTCTCTCTGAATTCTTCGGAAAGTTCTTCACCACCGAGGAGTGCATTAACATCATCTTCGATGTTAACTTCTTCCTCTACAGTTTCTTCTTCAGCAACAACTTCTTCAACAGTTGCTTCTTCTTCAGAAACTACAGTTTCTTCTTCGGTCTCGATTTCTTCTTTGGACATTGTAGGCATTGGATCGGCTGCTTTTGCGCCACGATTGACGACATCCTTAACAGTTTTGATTTTTGGTTCCTTCAGTTTGGCGGAATCATCATCAGGCTTATAATTTTCTGGTGTTGGTCCACCGAGATCCTCATAAGATCCTGCTACAGATGTATCCATTCCTTCTGCAGGCTTTGCACCACTGTTAACAGCAGTTTTGGATGGTTTAGTGCCTACTTCCATTTCTTGTAAATCTCCACGAGACATTTGAAAACTCTCCGTTTATTCTTTGTTAATCTATATTTATTTATAAATTACGAAATTACAGGTTATTTAAGAAATCGTTGAATAACTTAATTTTATTTTCCTGCAAAGCTCTTTGGTCAACTAAGGTGTTGATATGTGCGTAAGTTTTTGCAGCAGCCCTCTCACGAAGGATGCCACCGTCCCATACCCAGTCTTTTCCTTCCATGATGCCTTCAACGAAAGCATCTGGTGCAGAAGGATCAGCAACGATATCAGCAGCAGTTGCCAACATGAAGTCGTCACTTACAATATTGACTCCTTCTTTGGTTTGAGTCAATGACCCAATACCACGAGAAGAAACGCCAAGTTTTACACCTTCGCTGATGAGTGATTCTGCAATCTTACCCATTGGGGTGCTCAGAATCTTTGCTTTTCCAATGAAATTAGAACCACTCTCTTTAAGAGAGACAATTTTATGAGAAACTCTGTCTAAGTTGACAGTTGGTCCATCTGGATGTCCAAGTTCTCCAAGTGCTCTACCAGATTGAACATGGTTTTCTGAATAACGTTGCACTTCACGACGAAGTGTTTCCATTGGATACATACGACCATTACGATTCTTGATGTCTCCTTGGAGGAAGACACCTTCAATGTAGAGATTCTTTTTACCGTTTCTTTCTTCAACGATAAAATCTACTGTTTCGATTTCTTCTCTAATGAGTTTCATCAGGATGCTCCGCTAATTTGTACTTGTTGGTAATGAAGTGTTCCAGCACCGTCACCCATAGCAGCCACCATGAATGATCCTCTCAATTCTGCATAATTGTTTCCTCCTCCAGGAGCACTGTAACTAGTTGAAATTCCAGAAGAATCATGATCAACAGTAATTCTTGTATTGAAATACCCGTCCCGATCTGAAGAAGTATTTACAGTAGAAACAATCTTATGCTCAAAATCTAAGTAAGATTGCGATCCAGTAATTGTTAATGTTACTGCATCACCTACAGCAAAAGGTGAACCCGTTCCCTCAGGAAAATCAATTGTCGTTGTTGTTCCAGGAGTGACACCAACAACCCTTTGAAGTTGTGGTTTTCCGATTGAAAGTGTTTCGGGTTCCCCAGCACCAACATAATAATTGGTGTTGGCGGCCGTTGGAAGAGTTCCAATCGCAACATGTGCTCCGTTACCTTTTGCAAAGATTCTAAGAGTATCTGTTTTGTGAGCAGTTTTAACTACTCCACGAACAGATGTCCCATCTGCGATTGTAAAGGATGAGTTTACCCCTACTGCTTTATGCGCCATTATTTCTAAAAATCATTTTATAATATCTATTTATAAATTAGACACCATCAGAGGTTTCTAACTCATCATCAGAAATTTGCTCTTCATCATCCATCTCAAATGGATTGGTGAAAACACTATTAGCAACTGCAGGCTTCAGTGCTTCAATCTTTTCTGCAGACTTTGTAAAAAGAATATTTTTAATTTGATCGCTAACTTGCGATGCGCTGGAATCTTTTACCAGCAGATCCATCAGTTCGTCCATTTCGTTTAAGAATAGTATAATTTATTTATATTTTAAATTACACCCCCCTTGGGTGTTTCAATTTCTGGTGCCTCAGTTGCAGATCCATCAATTTCTGGTTCATTAACTGGTGAACCTAAATCTCCCATTTCCCCACCCTCTTCACCTGGCATTTCCTGTGGTGCATTGGGATCTGGGATTTTTCCATTTTCAATTTCATTTGCAATCAGTTCATCTTGCTCAAGGATTTCTCCATCGGTTTGACGCAAGATATTTTTACGAACATAATTTTGAGAGTAGTATACACCAACATAAGGCTCTGCACTTGCAAGCAAGTTGAGTCTTTCTTGTGTAAGTTCTGCCTCTTTCAACTCTGCAAAATGGTTATCATAGAGGAAATCATATTGAATATGCTCACTCATAGTCTCCCAATCTTCAGGAGTGATAATGTTTTTGAGAATTAATTGAGTCTTCAGCATGTCGTTAAACATGTTTGAAAATCTTTTTCTCAAGCGTCCAACAAACTTACTGAACTTAAGTTCATCTCTCAAAATTTCTGAAGATCGTCCTAAGTTAAAACCACCTTCTCCTTCAATTCTGGAAGAAGGAACATTAAGTGCTTTATAAAGTTTGCTCTGGAAATACTTGATATCTGTAAGTTCTCCGAGATTTTGTCCGCCAGGAAGAGTAGAAATTTCTGTTCCTCTACCACCTTCACGCCTTGGAAGCCAGAAGTCTTCCAACATACTCATGTATTTTTTGTCATCACGAACTTCACCAGTTTTTGCATCATAAACAAGCTTGTTGCGATATCTCATCATGACATCGCGCAAATATTGTTCTGCTTTTTGCTTTGGCAGATTGCCAACATCAATATAGAAAATTCTACGCTCTGGTGCTCTGGATAATCTGTAGATTACCAGAGAATCTTCAATCATACCGAGTTGATTGAGAGATTTAATTGCTTTGTGTAGATAAGAAAGAACCAGTCCTTTATTTCTATCTACCAGTCCTGATGTGCAATATGTAATTGAATCTTTGGAGAATGGAATTGCTTTTTCAGTATTCGCTCCATAGTTGGGCCCTATGTTGGCACCATTGGCACGAGATGATGTGTTTGGATTGTATAAGAAATATTCGTTTACTTCGGGAAAAGGATATTTACCAGGATCTGTTCCCTTAGTTGTAGAATCTAAAAAATCGTTATTTTTATCTCCCTTCTTGAGTTTTCTTACATAACGCATTTTAACTGCGTCAATGTATCTTAGTTCTTGAATTCCCGCTTGGGGGTTTTTCATATCGATGACTTTATTATAATAAAGTCTTCCATCCACATACCAATTCCTATAGATTTCATGACATTTTTTGTCAAAATCAAGAAGTTCAAGAATAAACTTAAATTCTTCTCTAATTTTGTTTTTAATTGAATCACTAGCATTCAGATTTGACAACTCAATCTGAACGGGAGAATCATTAGAGTCCGAAACAATAGCTTCGTTTACAATATCTTCAATGGCACTATCCACTTCTGGATAGAGCGCCATTTCTCTATATCTACGAATCAGATCAGTCTCGTTTCTATATACTCCTTCAATATCTACATACGATCCGTAAAACCCAGCACCAGAAGATGTAAAATAGTCAACCCCGTCCTCATTATTCTGAGGAACGGGGGAAACTACGCCTTTCGGTTTGTCTTCTTCACCTTCGATTGAAAAACCAAAAAGTTTTGTCATGATAATTTATAGTAGAACGGACTGTTCTACTATTTATTAGAATTAAACAATAGCAGTTCCAGTCTGATCAGAACCGAGAGCTTCCCAGTACTGGACTTGGAATTCGACTGTGTACTCTTCAATCGTATCGGTTGAATCGTATGACAGATCAATCTGAGCTACGTTTGTTGGGAAGATGTCATTGAACTTATAGGATCTCAGGGGAGTGATTCCAGTTCCTCCAGCGGTATCACTGTTTTGTGTGGATTCTCTTCCTTGACTTGCACCTCTACCTAACTGATGAACAAAAGCATTTGCCATGTAAGAAGCAGGATTAGTTGCTCCAGTGTTGTTCTCCAGTTTGGACATTGAATTCATCCAAAGTTCAAATGCAGTTCTGAGTTGGAAGTTTTCATCATTGATGATGGTAACAGTCCAGGTGTCAAAAGTGCGGTCTCCAGCAACTTTCAAAGTTCTTCCTCTAAAAGGAACTTCGATAGGTGCTACGTTTGATGCAGGCATTGCAGCAGCCTTACACAGAAACTTAAAGTTTTCTGCTTCAGCGCCACTTGCTGTTCCCCAGGTTGCTCCCGATGCAGTTGCTGCTGCAGGGAATGCTGGGATTTCAACCTCAAACAGATTGGGGCGAGCGCCGCCGCCAATCAGTTTGGATTTAAAGTCGGTAATTGTTCTGAGCGTTGACATTGTGGGTTTCCTCCTTAAAAGTTATTAATTAATTGATTGTCAAACTCTACCAGCAACTTCTTCAAACGAAACACCCGTGCGAGTTGCGACAAACGTAAGGGTGACGTAGTTGATAGACTTGGTTGGTTTCAGGAAGATGTCAGCGCGGAACTCATTATTATCGATGACATCTGGAGTATTGTTGGATGCATCACAGATAACTAAGAAGTCGTAAAGTCCTCTCTTCGCTTGGACATCACGAAGATATGGTTCAACAATATTGACAAAGTTTGCTCTTGTGATCTCATCGTTGAGTTCAAAGAGTTGAGCTTCACCAGCAGCTCTCAGTGATTGCTCTACTGTAAGGAAGAGGCGGCGAACATTGATTCTATCGAACGCAGAAGCGTATGCGAGACCAGTTTTATCTCCGAAGAGGAGAGTTCCTACACCGGACTTGGTGATAACTGGGTTGATTCTCTGTGTATAGAGAAGATCTCTTTGCGACTTGGATGGGTTGTATGCAAGTTTAACTGCATTGTTGATGATACCTCTTTGCTGACCCGCTGGTGAGAACCAAGGGAAAGATGTAAGAGTTGTTCTTGCCATCAAACCAGCAACGTCTGCGTTCGTTGGAACATAACGGAACTGATTGTTGAATCTATCATATTGATACTTATATCCACTATCAAATACTGCATAAGATGAGGATGAAAGTGGAGCAAAGAACTCAAGGACGTTTGTGGTTTGAGTATCGGAATTTGCTACGTTAACCAAATCAGCTCTGTGAGGTCCAATGACTGCAAGGCAATCTTTTCTCGCTTGTGCGATAGAGATAAGTTTGTTTGCTTTTGCTTGAGAATCGGTCTTCTTATTGAGACCAGGGCCCATGATCAGATAATCAATATCAGCATCCTGATCATCATTGGAGAAGAGTCCGTAGGAGGTATTAAGTGCTCCTAAAGTTGCTAACATTCCGCTACCATCGGCACCTTCTTCACTTGCGTAATCTGCACCCAATTCAAGTTTAAAGGTGTTTGTTCCGGATCCGTTAAAGTTAACATCTTGTGCGGGACTTGACCATCCACCAGTTACTAAATTATTAGCAACGTATCTGCTAGCGGGCGATGGCCCTGCTGTTGTTGTGAATCCAAGTACTTTTGCTGTATTTGCAAGTTGTCCCACTGTGGTGAAGGTAGTTGCCATACCAATGTTTGCACCAGCGTAAACATACTCTGAAATTTCTGCAAGATACTCTTTGTAGTAGTTCTTGGTTGGAGCAGTAAGGTTGGATACTGAATCCGATGCTTTTGAAAGACCTACAAACTTCTCAAGAATTGTTCCTTGAGTTCCTGTTACTGAACCTGAGTCATCAACAATTGCGACGTGAATTTCGTCGAATCTTGAATTTCTGTTAACAGCGTACTGAGTTGTTTGAGGTTTAGGTGCGATTTCCTTCCAGAAAATGTTCCCGTTAACGGTTCCAATTCTTTGTTGTTCGTACCAGTCTTCTTGACTAGCAACTGTAAATCCACCTGAGAAGAATGCAGTATTGCCAGTAGCAATACCAGTATTAGTGAGAACGTGTACTGAATCTGATACTTCAAATGAAGTGCTTGCATCACCTTTTTTATAGTCAATCGCTCTCTCTGTTGCAAATCCCGCACCAGGTGTTGTTGCCCCAGTTGCAGTTCTGGAAAGAACCTTAACATCGAGATAGGTTGTTCCGAAATCACCTGCTGAAGAATCTGTTTTAATTCCTGTGATGATTCCTTTAAGGTATCCGTTAAACTCTGAAGTTGATCCAAGACCAGCTAAAGCAACTTGTGCCAGAGTTGTGGTGATACCCATGCCCACTTCAACAAACTGTAGGTCAGTTGCGATTCCAATTGTTTGGTCAGCAACAGAGTCAATGGTGCAAACTTTCAGATCATTTAAGAAAGTTCCAGGTGTCTTACCTGCAAACCACCATGTAGTTGCCTCAGAATGCGACTCTTCGTAGTTGTCGTAGTTTTTAATTTTTGGAGCCGTGAATGAAGCAGTTGCCGCTACACCTGCTGCAGCATTCTTCAGGTTACTATCGTCAGTTCTGATAACTTTAAGAACACCACCATATCCAAGATAGTTGGCAGCACTTAACCAGTACTCGTATTGCTTGTCCGTGCTGAAAGGTGATCCAAACGTATCGAGCAACTCTTGCTCAGTTGTAATACGAGTGATTTCATCAACTGGACCAAGACCAAAAGGTCCTGCAATTGCACCAGTGTTATCTAAAACATTTTCAGCTCTCCCGACTGTTAAATCTACCTCCCTTATCAGAAGGCCAGGAGATAATTGAGGAGTCGCCATGTTTTCTTTCTCCTTGATAATCTTGTAATCTAAAAATATTTATTAAAAGCAGTTTTTTCAGAGGGGAAACAATGCATGAACATTTACCAATCGGGATAATCCCATTTAACCTGTGAATCTTTTCTTTTTCTCGTCTCTTTTATTCTTTTCTTCGTGCATTCTTTACATTCATAAGAATATGCTGAAGGAAATCCTTTTTTGTTCTTTCTAATAAGATAAAAATCTGACAATAAATCTTTTTTCTTACTACAAGTTCGACATTTTCTTTCTCTAAAAAGTAAATGATCTAGTTCAAACTCTTCATCTAAGTTCATTATCTATAATCCCACATGTAAGACATGTCACCGTAGTCTCCAACTGATGCTTTTGACCAGCGATCACCTTGAGAATCAACAAAACTATTATCTTCTAGTCCATCGACAATAAATCCGAACGGAGCCATGTCCTGCTCAATCTGATTTTTTTGATCTTCGTACAATCTTTTTCTTACATCTTGATCTGTCAGTTCTTTAAAGTAATCCTGAGCGACTAACCAAGCATAAATTACGAGACACATTGCCAAATCATCGTTACAACCCTCTTCTGCTTCAAAAGAATTGTGTTTTTGAATGAAAGTAGTCAGTTCACTAATAATTTCATAGTCTTTTAAGAGTAATTTGTCCTCCTCAATCATCGTTTTGAGATTGAGAGACCCAACTTTTTTGACAGTTTTACTCATTTTGACGCCAAGTTGCGTTTTTTTGCCAGAAAATCCTTGGCCAACGATTTGTCCTGCTCTTCCTCGCATGGAACACATGAGAAGATTTTGATATTCTAGGTCATATTGAAGAATTGACGCTACTTGATCTCCAACATCGTTAACTTCGCACAAAATATATGCATCATTATAGTTTTTTGCGACTTCATACACCACGCTTGGGAAAAGCATGGGTTTTATTTCATTATTTCTGTACTTTGCAATGACTTTGTGGGGAAATTCTGTGATATCTATCACCACAAACGCGGAATAATCGTTACCAACTCCCCTTGCAACGTCAACTGTTACGACATAATCGTGATTTTCTTGACATTTTTGGTAAACATCAAGTCCTTTATTATTAAGTAATGGATTATCATATACAAGACTTCTTAATTTACTTGGTGCGATAAGAGTATCAACAGATCCCAAGAACTCACACTCGAACTCAATCTTGAATTGCTGTTCTGAAGTGTTAGCAATAGTCTGTTCTTTCCATTTAGCATCACGGCCTGGAACCTCTGACCAGTGAACGTCTGTTGGAATGTACTCGTTTGCACCTTTCTCCGCATCATGCCACATGCGGTAGAAGTGATTCATGCCATGTGGCGTTGAAACTATGATGACTTTTGTGCTTTTACCAGAAGTAATAGTAGGATAAACAGATGCAAAGAAGGAATCAGCGATGTGATTAGGGACGAACGCGAATTCGTCGAGGAAGAGGATATTGAACGACATGCCTCGGACAGCACTCGCAGATGTAGAAGCTGCCAATATCTTACTGCCATTTTCTAACTCCAGAGATCCCTTGTTCCATGCAATAATACCTTGCTGCATCCACTTAGGCAAGTTTTCATAAGCAGTTTGTAGTCTTTGTAGCAATTCTCTTGCCGTTGCTGCTTTGTTTGCGAGAATGCCAATATTTACACTGTCATTAAAGACAGCATAATGCAAAAGGTAAGACACTACAGTAGTGGACTTACCAGTCTGTCGTGGCATCTTACAAATATTAAATCTATTCTCATGGAAGTTGTTGATCAACTTTTCCTGAAAATTATAAGGATTAAATTGAACAAGTCCCTCATCAAGAGAAACAATTTTTACATAATTTTTTGCAAAATAGACCGGATCTTGCTTGCATTTAATGAATTCCTTTACCTGTTCTTCGGTAAATTCAATAGATGTATTTGCTTTCTTTAGATTCGGATTACCAAGATAAATTTCACTCATACATTATCCTCAACACTTCCAACGGCGACGAGCTTTACAGACTGGTTTATCTGGTGTCTTAGAGCAATCGATATTATGCATATCTTGCTGTCCCTTAGAACGAGCACAGAATGACTTTCTGCGCTTGGCGTCCTTACTTCCTGCCTTTACTTTTCCAGTAACGGCAGTCTTCAGTTTAGAACCAGGATTTTCGCGACGATATGCAGCAACTGCTTTTTTGCTCATACCATCAGTCTTGTCTGATTTATTGACCTTTTGCCAATCCTCAGAAACTTCAGAGGACTTTCCCAGGCTCTCTTCCTCCCCAACCATAACCATTGGTTCTCCTGGTTGCTTTTGATCTATCTTGTAAGCCATTACATTTGCACCAGGATAAACCTTTGCAATTTCTGCTTCAATATCTTTTCTATTTGGGAGACCCATTTGTGGGAAGAACATTTTGATATTAATGTATCTTCCTCTCCAAGAGAGATGAACAGAAATGACCTGACCAACTTTGGCCTTCAGAGTCATTGCTTCACTTACCTTTTCAAGAGCAGGACACTCTTTCTTACCATGGACTGGGCATTCTTCTCCTTTAGGATTATG